GTTTTGGGGACGATGATATCGTCACCAAAAACGCGGACCTTCCGTGCTGCCTTAGATATGCTTTTCGCGGTAACATCCTGGTACTCCTCAAAGAGGATAGCAGCGATGCAAGCTGAAGCATAAATAATGGATTGCACGGGGAAAGTTACAGCAGAACCTTGGTTGGCATATTTCTTGAGAATCCTATACTTAGGATTACAAGAAATAGGATCAATAAGATAACGTGATCTTATTGAATGCAGAGTTGAAAGAAGCTTAGGATTTCTCCTAAAGAATCTCTCTACAGTCCAGCACGATAATCTATCACTCGCTGAGGATAGATCCATAGATACGCTAAGGCCGTCTCGCGACGACCGTAGTGCAGCTAGGCGTGATGGTTCCTGCGACCGAAAGTCAACACAAAGTCTGAGAGGCTTCGGAAGATTTTCACGAAGCCACATCAGAACCGCCTGTTGGCAGTACTGATGGTAACTCGGCTCACTAGCAATTAACCTAGGCTTAACAGGAGTCTTCGGCACGGCGATAAGCCGTGCAGGATGCTCATGGTTAACATAGGCATTGTTAGTCTGTCCCTGCAAGAAATTGTATGATGCAAAAACATCATACGGAAAGTAAGCATCGAGCTTACTAGGCCAGTAAGGAAAAGGAAACTTATCCGAACCGGTCTTCTTGTCAGATACAGCGCCAGGTCCATGGTGGGGCATGAGGTTGAAAGTATCTATTTCCGGAAAGGACGCGGATATAACATCCGATACTTTCTGAAAAATAGAAGAAAGCTTCCTATTGGAAGCCATTTCAACATCATCGCAGAAGGACAGATGAAGTCCATCCTCAAGGTGGTCATTAGACCAGTCAAGAGTTGGGTTCCTCATTTGATCCTCTATCTTGTGAAACTCTGCAACGGCATCAAGGATTTTGTCCTTGGGACATTGTGCATTAACCTTCTTAAACATATAGCAGAACTGCCGTATGAAGAAGATAGAGTTAATGCAAGGGTCACATAAGATCTCACCAGTAGCTAGATTGAAGACATTCCTCAAAAGGAAATGAAGGGGAAACATATGACCAGTTTTAATCCTGGTTGTATGGAACCATTCATTGGAAAGGCCTTTATCAAAGGCTTTACCATAAGCTGGCATAACATCATAAAAGATGTCAAAACCAACGTCTTCAATCAAATATTGAGTTTGCAATTTAGCAAAATCAATATCCTGCTTATGGTCTCTGCTCCAAGTTTCTACATCCGTTAGGACCGAGACAAGGAGGTTGAGACCTGATAGCTTTGACAATGCTAGCTCCTTTTCTAAAAGGGAGCCTGGCTTTTATTGGGCCAGGCGTTGCAAAGCGATCGGTGAGTGAACCTTCGGAATTTGTACCTTGCGTTACCACATCATAACAACATAGCTGTGAATTTTCACAGGCATGTATGATTATGGTGCTAACCGCAAGTACAGCAATACCATAAGGTGTCATGTCGCAAATTACGATTCGCGACCGAGCATCTTAGTGGTAAAGACTGACTCACTGTAGACGGACAAAAAGGCCGCCTGAACAGTCTGAGACAGGACGAGATCCTGATAGGTGGTATCAGTACGCATGACTCCCCAAGAGGAGACACTGCGAATGATAGCACCAGTTTCCGAGTCGATGTAATCAACGGTGTATTTCATAAGATGAGATTCACCGAGATTCTTCTTCGTCGGCAGGGTATGCTTGATCCAGATAGTATGTTTCATGGATCCAGCATTATCGTCCAGAAAGTATTCCGAAGAATAGCCATCCTGGTTGATCTTCTTCAGTACCTTAGCGGTACCGTCGTAGTTCACTTGGATAGAGTCACCAATCATTTCAGGTCCTTAACTAACGTCATCACGACGTTTGTTGGCTCACGACCCGACACTTCGAAGTGAACGGGCCGTTAGTAGAGATCCTATTATTGCCTGCATATGCGGTGTCCAAATTGGACGATAAGTATATGAAGGCGTAGGATTGGTGTATGCAGATCTCAAACGCGTCGTCTTTGTACTAACGGCAGTCTTGGCTGAAAGCCCAGATGTGCCGTTGTCAGGACTTATTGTCCTAGTCGTCCGTGTTTCCGACATCACACACATATGCTGGACGGTATAAGAAATACCACCAGTATTTGCAGCGATTAAATCAGAAACATTGACGAAATAGTCAACAAGCCATGACCATGGGAGAATCTCCCAGATGGTTGCAGCAGGTACACCGGTTAAACCGAGTGCCCGCCAAAACTCATCAGTACGAAGAGTCTGCCGATCAGGAAGAGGCTTAGTAAGCCGCGTTTTCGCGGAATACCAGGTTTTCACCGAAGTCTTAGTGTTAACTGTGGCCGTAAGAGGTCCACGGTTCTCACTACCGTCCACGAGGGTTACCC